GTTTTATTAATAGAATTAACTACGGATATGATATTGTTGATGGTATATACCAATATCCTTGGGATGGTACGTATGCTGGTGAAACAATGAGAGAATTTTCAACACAAGCCACATCTGGTATCCAAGTTTTAACCTTTGCCAATGCATTATTAGAAATTAAACTTGGATCATTAACAAAATATCCAGGATATTATGGTAGTAATGATGGTTTCTTGAATGATGCAATATACATCCAAGACAGTAATTATTACCAAGTATTCTCTTATGCGCTGAAGATTGATGAACGTCTAGCGTCATACAAAACTGCAGTAAAAACAATGGTTCACCCTGCAGGTATGAAGATGTTTGGTGAATTTGAGATTCAAAATAATTTCGATATTACTGTCGATCTTGAATCTCTGGTTAAAATACTTGCAATTACACTGCGAGATCAAGCAAAGATGCTTGATTCTAATATAAGTTTTGATTTCAGCAAATTTTTGCAAGATGAACAATTTGTTGTTGAGGAAATGACAAGAAGTGTTGGGAAATCGTTGTCTGATTCCATCGATACCCCAGAAGATTATCACACATTTGAAATATCAAAACCACTAGCGGATTCTGTGACTGATGTTGTTGAATCAATTTTAGTTGTCATTACCAAGAACCTTGTTGAGATTCTAGCTACCCCAACCGATTTAATCGATCATTTCGATATCGGTAAATCATTAAATGATACTTTAGATACTCCAACTGACAGTATAACCGCCAAAGATATGACTAAATATCTTGAGGATATTACTATCGGCGACTTTACAGAATCTGGTTATATTGTAAAGAACCCATACAGCGCTGGAGGATATTTTGATAATACCACGATTATTTACGCAGATACCGCAGATTCATCATTCTAGGTATAAAACACAATAGGAGATTCATTAAAATGAATAAACATATAGAAAACTTAAAAGCAACTGGCATGGTCCATGTTGTCCACAAAAACGCAGCTGGCGAAGTAATTAACGAATTTGAAGTTCCAAATTTGGTTGTTACTGCTGGTAAAAATCATATCGCAGCCAAAATTGCTGCTACAACCAACAGTCCAGTTTCTATGACTCACATGGCTATTGGTACAAGCGCAACATCTGCTTTAGCCGCTGATACACAGCTTGGAACTGAAGGTGGGCGTGTAGTATTGTCAGCAGCTGTTGTATCAACTAACACTATCACTTATACTGCTACATTCCCTGCAGGTACTGGCACTTCAACATCTCCAGGTGTTCAAGAAGCAGGCATTTTTAATGCTGCATCAGGTGGAACTATGCTCTGCCGTACTACATTTCCTTCAGTAGCTAAAGCATCAGGCGATTCTATTGCTGTTACATGGGTTGTAACTGTAAGTTAATTTTTCGGGCAAAATATGACGACTACCTCTTCATCTCTTTTAAAAACTCTCTTACACAAAACAATCGCTGAAGGGTTGTTTAAAGAGGTAGTATCTCGCACGTCAAAATATTATTATTTTCTTGGTAAGACACTTTCGTGGCCAGTGGAAGAAGCACCACCATTTCCAACAGATTCTTACAAGTATGAATTAGATACCAGAAACGAAATTATTACACTGAAACAAATTAATCCATCAGATGTATCATTGGTTATTCCTAGAATTGACTGGGAATCTAGCACCGTTTATGATATTTTTGATGATTGTTACTCAACACAAGTCCAAGGGCTTGATGTAATTAATGGTGGTGCAGATTTTACACTTGTTCCTACCGTTGTAATTGGTCCGCCAGATTTACCATTTGGAGTACAAGCGACTGCCACGTTAGACATTGTTGGTGGTCAAATCGCTGGTCACACGATGACAGAGAAAGGTTCAGGATATACAAATCCTCCAGCTGTCACTCTCGTTGGTGGTGGTCAAGGTTATGGTGCAGTTGTTGTTGGAAATATTGCAAAGTCTGCGAATGAGTATCAAAAACTTGAAGATTCAAAATTTTATGTTGTTACAGACGAATATAATGTCTATAAATGTCTCGATAACAATAATAATGCACCTTCAACTACTAAACCAATCGGTACTCAAATTCTTCCAATTCAATTATCTGATGGGTATACTTGGAAGTTTATGTATAGTGTTCCAATTGCGTTGAGGCAAAAATTTTTAACTGAAGATCAAATGCCTGTTGTAACAGCATTAACACAGCAGTTTTATTCTGCTGGTGGAATTGAGAGTGTTATTATTGAGAATCTTGGAACTGGATATACTTCAGCAAACTTAATTGTTAGTGGTGATGGATATTTAGAATCAGATCCTGTATTTCTTTCAACCGTAAACATAACAACTGGTGGTACAGGATATGTAGATGGTAATACTCTTGTGGTTGCTCCCCCGTGTGAAACACAATCTAACTGGAATTCAACAGTATTAGTATATCAAGGTGTTCGTTTATTATACAATAATAACATTTATGAAGTTGTTCAAGCTGGAACTACATCAAGCGTTGGTCCAACACATAAAAATGGTATAGCACAAAATGGTTCATCAGCTTTAAAATATTTGGGATCAATAGCGAAAGCGTACCCAACAATTGTATCAGGAGCTATAACTGCTGTTAATTTAATTGGTAGTGTTCGTGAAGTTAATATGCTTTCATTTGGATCTGGTTATAATTCTAATCCACAAGTAACATTTTCTAAACAATCAATAACAATTGCTTCAGTAAATACTACAACTGATACCATTACTGTTGGAAGTCACTGGTATAAAACTGGTGATGAATTGGTATATAGCAATGGTGGTGGAACAAGTATTGGTGGTTTAGTAAGTGGAACAACGTATTATGTTATTAGATCTTCGTCAACAACTATACAGATAGCATCATCATTGTCAAATGCATTAAGCTCAACTAGTATTGATTTGACATCTTCTGGTACAGGAAGTTCGCATATTCTATATAAGAATATTGATTTAGCAGTTGGTTTTGCTGAACTTTCCCCAACTGGTGTTGTTAAACGAATTAGAATAGTAGATTCTGGCGATGGATATATTACTGCACCAACTGTTGTTATTGGAAATATTTGGAGCGCAACTACTGTTGTTACATTAGGAACTCAGTATAATGCTGGTGGTCGTTTATACACAGTAACTCAAGCGGGAACAACTGGAAGTACTGCTCCGATTGGAACAGCACTCGGAACAGAATACACTGATGGTTCAGCAAAAATGACTTATGTTGGAACTGCTGCAACTGGAACATCCGTTCTTAGATATGGGGCTGGTTATGACACCAACCCAAGAATTACTGTAACAACAGTCACAGGATCAAATTTTGCTGCTTCATTTACTTCTTTAAAATCTGAAGCAAAACTAATTCCTTTAATTGATAATGGACAAATTACATCAGTCCAGATTGATGATGCTGGGGTTGGTTATAGTTCTGCTAGTATTGATGTTCAGGGTGATGGAACGGGAGCTGTTGTTTCCCCAGATATCTCTATCGGTAATATTAATACACTACAAGCCAATAATGAATTGTTGACTGTTCCAGGAACAATTAACAATATTCAGATTATTAGTCGTGGTTATAATTATGGTGTCGCTCCAATTACTATTCAGGGTGATGGAGAAGGAGCAATGGCAGAAGCTACAATTACTGGCGGCGCAATTACTAAGATACGAATAACTAATCAAGGTTCTGGTTATACCTACGCCAATGTTATTATTGGTGGAAATGGTAAAGCTGCTGCAGCCCGAGCAGTAATGTCCCCAGCCAACGGACATGGAAAAGATTCTTATGCAGAATTATTTGCCAGAACATTAATGTTTTATAGTAATGTTTCTAAAGATAAAAACCAAGGGTTTGATGTACATAATGACTACCGCCAACTTGGAATAATTAAAAATCCACGTGGATTTGGCGTTACTACTCGTTACCCGTTTACACTAGGATCTGCCTGTTATGTTGTTGGTGGAACAATTAATACTTTAAATTTCGAAAGAGATCAATTAATTACAACACCAAGAGTTGTTGATGGTATTACATTCCAAAGAAGATATCGTGTTGTTACAGTAACGTCATCAGGCGCATTAATACAGGCATTGGATAATTCTGCTCCACAAATTTCTGATGTTATGTCCAATGAATTCAGTCAATCTTTTACAGTTACTGCAGTAAACCCTCCAACTGTTGATAAATACTCTGGAGACCTATTGTTTATCGACAACAAAGCTGGTTTCACTCCTTCCAAAGACGAGACTGTAACTCTTAGAACTGTTATCAGATTCTAAACTAAATAGTATAGAACCATTAAAGAAGAAATAAAATATGCTAAATTTTAACACCGAACCATATAATGACGATTACAATGAGGATAACAAATTTTATCGTATCCTGTTTCGTCCATCATTTGCTGTTCAGGCTAGAGAATTAACTCAGTTACAGACTATTTTACAGAAACAAGTTAGTCGTCATGGTGATGCCATCTTTAAACAAGGTGCTATGGTAATTCCTGGCCAAATCTCCATTGATACTAATTTCCAATATGTAAAACTTACCCCATCATATGGTGGAGTTACAACTGAAACATATATTCAGACAACTGAAGGTAAGTATATAACTGGTTCGAGTGGAGTAAAGGCGCAAATTATTAAAGTTGTTAGCGCAACTGCCACCGATCCAACAACAATATATGTTCGGTATTTGTCTTCTGGTACTAATAATACAACTAAAACATTCACCCAGGGAGAAGTTATTTCCGTTGATGGTGGACCGAATACATTCCAAGCTGCTGCATTAAATGCGACAGGTGTTGGTTCTGCAGCAACAATTCAACGTGGTGTTTATTATGTTAATGGATACTTTGTTCTTTGTGCTGACCCAGTAACTGGTGGACCCCAATCGATCATTTTAAGTAAATATTCAGCAACTCCTTCATATCGTGTTGGATTAACTGTTATTGAGAGTACTGTTGTTCCTGAAGATGATGAAACTCTTTTAGACAATGCTCAAACATCATATAACTTTGCAGCCCCAGGAGCGCATCGTTTTCACATTGATTTAATTTTATCTAAAAAACTTATTGATGATGAAGATGATGAGAATTTTATTCAACTTGTTCAAGTTGTTGATGGTGACATTAAACGTATTGTAACAAAAACAGAATACTCAGAAATAGAAAAAACATTTGCTCGTCGTACTTTCGACGAGTCTGGTAATTATGATATTCGCCCATTTATTGTTGATGTCCGCGAAGCAAGAACTAATAATCGTGGCGCTTGGACAGCTACTCCAACAACATTTTTAATTGGAGATATTGTCTCTTACGGTGGAAATTTTTACACATCTAAAAATGCTGGTACCTCTTCTAATAGTGTTCCACCGACACATGCCTCTGGATCCGTTTATGATGGTGCTGGTAATACTGGCATCAATTGGGAATACACAAGCAACCCAGCATTCAATCGTGGTATTCTATTAACTGGTAGCGATGATCAATTAGCAATTGCTTTAGATCCAGGTAAAGCATATGTTCAAGGTTATGAAATTGAAAAAGTTTCAACTGAATATGTTTATATCAATAAATGTCGTGGCTCCGATCATATCGTTCAAGTTCAAAATGCCATTTTGCCACAAACAGTTGGTAATTATGTTTTAGTAAATTCAATCCAATCTGCTCCACCAGTTGACACATTTGACACTGTCAAATTGTATAATCAAATTACACAACAAGCAGCTGTTTCTTTAACAGGAACATTAACTGTAACAGCAAGCACAACTGCTCTTACTGGTTCTGGAACTGCATTTACCACAGAACTTATCATTGGTTCTTTAATCTACAATTCTTCAGGCATCTACGTTGGTACTGTTACTGCAATCGCAAGTAACACTGCTGCCACAATCACCTCTGCCGCTGTAGCTCTTTCTGCCGCTACTGCTAGGAAAGATGGTCGTGGAACTGCTGTTGGAACTCAAGTTGGTACTGCTCGTATACGTGCTATTGAATGGCATAATGGATCTATCGGAACTGATGCTGCAATTTATAAAGTAATGCTATATGATGTTAAAATGTTTAGTGGATATGATTTTAAACAAAGCGTAAAATCTTTCTTTTATGACAATGCTGCTGGTGGGTTTACAAAGGACTTCTCTGCTGATATCCAACCAGTAAATAAGAGATTGATTGGATCTGCCACTGCTTCTGCAAGCGCAACGATTACTGGAACTGGTACTTCTTTCCAAACAGATTTGGTCGCTGGCGATTATATCAATCTCGGAACAACTATTTGCCGTGTCATTTCTATTGCTAGCCAAGTCTCTATTACTGTTGATCGCGCAGTTACTGTTACTGGTGTAACAATTGATCGTATTACTACGAATATAGAAGAGCCGAATTACGAATCATTGTTGTTCCCATTCCCATACTATGCGATTAAGTCTGCTCGCGCAGGTGACTCAACAAATAGAATCACTTATACAGTTTATCAGAGGTCCACTGGAACAACATCTTCTGGGGCTGGCGGTAATTGTACATTAACAGTATCAGCACCAAGCGGAACTATGGGTTCAGCAGCTGAAACTGATAACTATCAATTGGTTGATAACACTACTGGTAAAACAGTTGCAATATCTCCATCAAATATTAATCCTTCAGGATCTTCTGTAACATTCACACTTCCAGATACATACGCCTCAAGAGCATTTGTTATTATTGGAACTGTCACTAAAACACTATCTGCCAATACTGAAAAAACAAAAACACTAACTTCTGCCACTGTAACATTTACAACCCAAGCTGCCGCTACCGCAAACATTTTAAATCTTGGTGCTGCTGATGGATTTAGAATTATTAGTGTTAAACAAGCAACTGGTCAAGCGTTTGGTTCCTCACCAGCAAGTTCTGCATATGTTACTGATGTGAGCGATTATTATACATTCGATAATGGACAAAGATCATCGTATTATGGCTTAGCGAGTTTAAATCTTAAACCATCATACTCACCACCAAATGCTCCAGTACAAGTTGTATTTGAATACTTCTCCCACGGGACTGGCGATTACTTCACAGTAAATTCATATACTGATATTGATTATAAGAAAATTCCTTACTACAATAATATTCCATTAAGAGATTATATTGACTTTAGACCAAGAGTAGACACAACTGGATCGTCTTACACTGGATCTGGATCATCAACTTCTTTTGTTCCAAAACGTGGTTTTGATATTTCAGCAGATTTCCAATATTATTTGTCAAGATCTGATAAAATTGCTTTGGATTTCAATGGCAATTTCTTCAGTATTACTGGTGTTCCTTCATTAAATCCAGGACTACCTCAAGATCCAACATTGGGTATGGTGTTGTATGATATTTCATTAGAGCCATATACATTTACAACATCATCAAATAGTGTCAATGTTGTTAAACGTGATAACAAACGATATACTATGCGTGATATTGGTAGATTGGAAAAACGTATCGATACATTAGAATATTACACCTCATTAACACTATTAGAACAAGAAACACAATCAGCACAGATTATTGATCCAGTAACTGGACTAAACAGGTTTAAAAATGGTTTTATTGTAGATAATTTTTCTGGCCACGCTGCTGGAGACACATCTTCAGACGATTACTTCTGCGCAGTTGATATGGAAAACAACGAACTTCGTTCTTTCTATTCAATGAAAAATATCAATTTAATTGAAAAAGTAGCTACTAACACACAAAGATCCAACTCAAATTATCAAATGATTGGTGATGTTATTACTCTTCCAATTATTGCAGAGCCAGCATTAGTTACTCAACCATATGGTTCTCGTCTGGAAAACATTAATCCATTCGCAATTTTTACCTTCTTGGGTAATGTTAATATAACACCATCATCAGATGAATGGTTTGAAGTAGACCGTCGCCCAGATATTATCCAAAATGAAGAAGGCGATTTTAATACAATTGCTGTCCTTGCTGAAAAGGCGGGTGTTCTTGGTACTGTATGGAATGCATGGCAGACTCAATGGGCTGGAGCTATAACAACAACAGGAACATGGACAGATAATTTACGTGATGGCGCCAGACGAGAAGTTACTTACGAGACATTCGCTCAACAAATTGGGCAATCAAGAACTGGTATTAATACTAAAGTTGTAGCTAAGATCGACAAGCGTCAAATTGACGATAAAGTTTTATCGACAGCTGTTATTCCTTATATTCGTTCAAGAAATATTTTAATTCAAGCATCTGGATTGAAACCATTAACTAAGTTTAATCCATTCTTTGATAATGTTGACGTTTCAGATTATTGCACGCCATCTACTAAAATAACATTTACTGGTGCAGTAGATTTTGATTATAGCACTAACGTGGGTGGAAACGCAACTGCAGTTACACGCAGAATTGGTGGCGACACTCAAGTATGTTTAAATCGTGGAGATGTTATTACTGGTCAAACATCTGGTGCCACTGCCGTTGTTGTTGGAGAGCACAAGCTGTATAATGATTCTGGTAATATTATTGAGAGATCAATTTCTGTTGTAAATATTATTGGAACTTTCCAAACAGCAGAAGTAATTACTGGAAACCTAAGTAATGTTTCAGCAACTATTGTTACTGTTGGTTCTCCCGCTGTCGTTGGTGGTGATTTAATCG